GTATTCCAAAGCCGCCCTTAAACATTGACATGGCATTGCTGCCCATGCTAGCAAAGTTGAGAGCGCCACCCATACCACCACCAGCAGCCGCACCCGAAAACATGCTCGCAAGTCCAACGCTTTGAGCAATCTTAAGCGCAGCGAACTCTGACATAATCCTACCGACCGTACTGATAACACTTTTGACCATGCCTTTAAGGCCATTGTCGAAAAAGTTGAATATGCCATCAGCCAATGATGATTGGATATTTCGCCCGGCTTGCATCCACAATTGACTTACTTCGTCAGTTGTGTTTTTTGTCGATACTGCTACCTGTTTCGTAGTACCTGCAAGTTTAGCCAGCGCACGGTCATATGTCTCGACCGTTAAATATGGTTTTAAGCGATTGAGTTCTTCTAATTTTTTATTGTATATTTCTTGTTCGGTTGCTACTGACTCAGTGATATCGCGCGCGCGTTTTGCTTCTTCTTCATATTGACGCAACAAGTAAAGCTGAATGTTATATTCTTTGTTTTGTTTTTGTACAGCTTTGATTGCCGAGCCCGTTGCAGTAGGCATGCGCTCCTGTAAGTCAATCAGCTTTTGTTGACCTTTTGTCGCTTGCTCAATTTGTTGATCGCCGTTAACAATCGTCTTGATAAACTCAGCCGTGCCTTTTGCATTGTTGTCAATCGATTTGAAATAGCGGTCACCAATTTGCATGGCCTTACTAAAATCAAGATTGGTTATGGCGATAAATTGCCGCGCAATCCCATCAATTGCGATACCTAATGATTTTATTGTGCCCGCAGCAGTGGCGACCGCTATCACGATACCCTTTAATACAACGCCGATACCTTGACCGATCGACGAGAAAAGTGTTGCAGATCCGGTAGCTTGTGTAAACGCATTCCCGATATCAATCAAAGCAGGCAACAAGCCAGATACAAAGTTGTTTTTGGTGGCTGTTACATTGCCATTGAGCACGGTCAAGATGTCATTAAACTGGTCGCTTTGTTCAGCCAGCCGAGTTGTCATGCTTCCCGATTGCGCGTAGGCTTCCATTTGACCCTCAATGGCTTGCCTGCCCTCATTCAATAACGGGATTAGCTCGCGTCCTGACTTGCCGAATATCTCCTGAGCAATAGAAGCTTTCTGTACACCGTCCCGCATTGTGGAAAATCTATCGGCAACGTCTAGCAGGATGTCTCTTGATTGCCGGAAGTCACCTGATGCTGTTTTGGTATTGATTGATAGACGTGCAAAAGCATCGCTACCTTTAGCGACATTGCCATTCATGATACCAATGGCTTTTGCGACATCCTCAAGATTGGAGCCATTGAGTTTTGCAGCTTTGCCTAATCCGCCTAGTTCTTCTACGGTTAAGGATGATATCTTGCGCAGATCATTAAGCCTATCACCAGCGTCAACAACGCCCTTAATCATCGACGCAAACATGTCGACCGACAAGCCTACACCGATAGTCCCCAAGATATTATTAATGTTTGATACGGTGCGGGTTACTGTAGCCTGAGCGCTAGACATATCTTTCGACAGCCGCGCCAAATCAGCGGCCATCTGTATTTCCAGCATCCCTACTACATTAGCCATTATTTAATCTCCGCTGGTATTAACGCTGTCATTTGTCTACGCATCTTATCGGTTGCTGCTTGCGCGTTATGTGCTGACATTTCTTCAGGTACATATGGTGCAGGGCAGTTCTTTTCTTGCGACTCGAAATACTGACTTGCGTACTCTCTCGACAGCTTGCGCATGAATTCAGACTCCCAAAGCTGCAACTCACATTCGCGCAACTTGCACCATGCAAGCAACTCTTGACTACTTAACGGCTGCTCACTAAATCCAATGTCTTTCAAATACTCTACGATATGCGCCGCATCGATGTCAGGCAAATCAGGCTCGAGACCATCATCAATCAGCGCATTAATCCTGCTCTTTTTAGCATCACGTGGCACGGCATAAAGCCATGCCAACTGCCTAATATATAACGCTAAACCTTCGTAGAGTTCTTGGTAAAATTTGCCCAGTCACCAAGATAAGTGGCGACTTGATCGGCAATAAATCCAAGTGATTCATCAGCATAGACTGCTTTAAATAGCGCTTTGCCTTCCAATTTGTCGAACTCGATATTTTCAAAAGATTCTGTGCAATCAGCCAGATAAGTAGCTCTTTCCTCTGCTATGCTTTCTGCTGTCTGATCCGATTTGCCTTTTTTGCGCAGAATGTCAAGTGTCCGATTACTTTTTGCCGCCTGTGCTTTTGCAAACTTTTTGCTTCCAGGGCTGTAAACGTTAATAGCTATTTCTTTGCCATCATCGGTATACATAAGTTCTTCGCTTGCATCTCGCAAGTGTAAACGTCCAGTTTGCTCAACCGCGTATTTTCTTATATCCATTTTGTGTCCTTTAGAGTGGTTTAAAACTTTGTTGCCTGTGCCCAAGGTGCCGCCACTCTAATGGCGGTCAACCTTGAGTCAGTGCCCTTTATACAGTGCCGACAATTACGATATCATAAGTAACACCGGTTGTTCCAGCACTATTTGTTATGGTCAGCAAATCGCCAGTTCCAGCTGTTACCGCAATACCGTTAGCATCAGGTGCAATCAGTGCAAAGCACGCGCCTGGTGTTAATGCAATGCCATCGCCAGCCGCCATGAAAGCAACAAGGCCATTTGATGCAGGGCGAGTAACTTGCACGTTATTGGTGTTTGTTGCCGCCGCTTTAATGATGATCGCTTTGATCTTGGTAAACGTTAAAGTAGTACCGTGCGAGTCAGTCAAGCCGCCAGCTAAATCCAAATCTTCTGTACCTGATGCCGCAAGTGTGCGAGTGTCAGCAAAAGCCTCATTTGCCTGATTCGCGCCCGTGCCATTGGTAAAAGAGAAGTTTGCACCGTAGCGAATTGGATCTGTAACGCTGCGAAGATCCAGCGAACTAACCAAGTCCAATGCAACAGATACGCTGACGTTACCTGATAATGTGATAGCCATTTTTTATATGTCCTTTATACTAAAACGTCAACAAAAATCGTTCCGCCGCTTTGCCCGGTAACAGCAAATGTACACTCAACCATAGGGATATCGTTAGCACCGCCGACGGTAACAGGCATGCCTGTAATCATCGCCATAAAATAGCGCTTGTCGCCGTTCGGGAAAGTTAACAGCACTGAGTATGCGTTCTGTGATGCTAATGCAGCAGCAAGCAGGATTTGACCAGCATCGTCTGTATCTTGTGCAATCGAAATAGGAGGTGAGCCGCCGTCTTTGGTACCTTTAAACTTTTGCAGAATTCCGGTTTCAAGATCGGTGAAAGTAATAATTTCTTGTGATACACCGATTGCTCCGATGTTCTCAACGCTTCCTACTTTGGTATAAGATAGAGCGCCATATCCGGCTGCGTCATACGTCGCCGGAACCGATGCGCTTAATTTGATTGTTGCCCCTAACGATGTGTTGACTGCCATTTTTAAATGCTCCTTTGATATTTCACCATAAAATCAACGCTTTGCATGTATAAAATTACTTCGGAATCATAGAAGTCTGGTCCTATAAATTCCTCAATTACTGCTTTACACATGACTGATTCACTACTTAAAACAAATAACTTTTCAACCGCTTTGCACGCATCGCGCACAGTGCGCAAAAGTGCTTTTTGTTCCGCATAACTTTTTGATACCACTGTTACTTGTATGCGCTCTGTCTCTAATCTAATCATCTCGCTACCTGCTAACGTATCGCGCATTTTTCCGCTTATCTGAGTAATACCGATTGCTGGCAAAGTCGTACTTATTGGGATAACACCAGCTATAACCTGTGTACTAGTCGCAGCATTAAGCAATTTCTTAATGATAGCTACGCCACTCATCTATTCGATTCCTAGTTCAATGTCAGCAGTGTTAATGCCGTTCTTTGTTGCTAATCTTTTTTTGATGTAATCAGCCGCAGCCAAAACACCGTTATTAGCTTGAGAATCCAATGCTGGTCGCATAAATGGCTTCGGTCTAAAACCCGGATGATTCATCTCTGTATGTCTCCAGCTCAAAGAGTGGGGAGCCGCTCCGGTCAACTCAATCAAATGTGCGTACCAAACATCAGCGCCTTGTCTACTTCTCCCGCCAACAACCAACCTGGCAATTACTCTCGCCTGTTTCTTGTCAAACCTACCTGATATCCTTATAGAGTCTCGCAATGCGCCGCGATAGCCGCCGTATTTAATTCTGTTTTCGTCGTTTGGATCTCCAACCGGGCAATTTTGTACAGCCGCTTCCTTGATAGGTTTCAATCCAGCCCGCAACGCGCCGCGCAGAATGTTAGCTTCCATTTTTACAGGCAGATCCTGTAAAAATTTGTTTAGATCGGCTAACCCTCTGACGCGTATCTGTGCCATTTTTATTCAACGATAAAATGGAATGTTCCGGTTTTAGTATCGCCGCCCTGAGCAATCACGATCTTTATCCTGTCTTTAGCTATGCAAATCGGCTCTAGTACAGCAGATCCACCACCAGCATATAAAGCAGCAACGCCAGCAGTGCTGTGAGTCGCTTGTCTTGGTGCAACGGTTGCACTAGCGTTAACATCAGCCTGTGTCCAGATCGTTTCGCCAGTTGCTTCAGATGTAATAGTAAAATCTACGCCAGCCGCATAATCAGTTTTAACGTATCTAATCTGCGATAATTTGCCAGTGAAATTCGGTGTATAAGCAGTAGCAGAACCATCGGCAATCGTTGTTACAGCAACCTCGAAACGTTGGATAAAGCTCATGCTGTGTACCTCTCCACTATAAATTCCGACATATCACGATAACCAATCTCAGCAGGGCCGGACACGATCTGATAAACAATATCATCGATCAAAAATCTCATTGTCGTATCTATGTCGGTTCTGTATTTCATCCTAATGCGCGACTGGTTAGTATTTGTATCTAAAGCATTTTTAACTGACTCTGACTTGCTTGGTAGCACATCCATTTTTTCAACCCACACGGTTGCTTTCTTTGCCCATTCGATTTGCTCAGTGCCATAATCACCCTCAAGAGTGACAGTTTTATACTGGATCTCACAAATACGATTGAGCCTTCCGCTACGCATAAGTTAATGCAGCTCTGTTATCCCAAATCTGATTAAATCGACCGCTATCAGCATAGTTAATAGCGCCGGTTGCTAGAGTCTCGCGCATGATCGACCATGCCGCAGCGCTCTCTAATGCACCAGGATCTGCAAAGCCTGTATATGCATAAGTTGCGCCCACGTCTTCGCGCATGATGTGCCGTTCGTGTAAAACACTTGAATTGTCTGTTACGTACATTTATTAAGCTCCATCGTAAAGTCTTAGTGTGTCTAACATGCTATTAACGCCAAGCTGTAGAACTCCACTGGTTACGCCAACAACAACATGCTCCCGATTGTGATACATGCCGCCAATAATCAAATGCATCGCCGTTTTTGCCGCGCTCGGTACGCTTGACGATGTAGCACCATATCCAACCGAGTAAGTAATCTTGATCCCGTTAACCTCGCGCAGTGTTGCTGATGGCCAGCTTGCTGTGTCGTTTAAGATAATCCTGCCTATCTCGCTTGCTGTGTCCGTGTAGAAATCTGTAAAATTTGTTGTAATCCCATCGCTGTCCGTGTAAGCTATCGTGGTTAATGACTGCAAAGGAGACTTAGGCAGTTTTATGACATTGCTATCCGGCCATGTATCGAGATACAATTCCCAAACTTGCGTAATCATGCACTTGTCTGTGTAATGCTCTACGTACTCGCGCGATGCAGTGATAAGCCTGGTTAAGAGATCATCCTCATAACTGTATGCTAGTGCGTCATCGCTTGTTACGGCTAACCTTAGGTTTAGCTTCGCTTCTATCAGGCTCACTGGCTCCACTGTCGGCGCTGTTTTTAATTTGCTTATCATCTTCAATCACCTGCTTATCGGTAGCAATTACAGCCCAGTTTTGTGACACAAAAGTTTTTGCAAGCTCGACATGGCCTTTTGTTTTGGTCATTTCGTATTCTTGCCCTGCCAGATAGCGCAGGATCACCACGCCATCGACAGATCCGCTCTGATCACAAAGCATTCTGATTTTCATCAGGCTTCGTAACCTTCAAGTTCAATCAAAAACTTGCCAGCCGTATAAGTTGCTGCCGTTCCAGCTTCACCGCCACATAAGTACAGATACTGATTAGCAGCAGGGATAGCAGACAAACCTTTGGTTAAGCCCAATGTCCAAGCGCCAGCAGCAGTCACCAGTGCGGTCTCGGCTAATGTGCCAATTCCAGCATCAAACACACCAGTAGCCTCGGTAGCTGAATACAAATCGACATCATCAGCGCCACCCGCCGGAACCTCTAGGCAAGTCATGCGACCAGTCAGAATTGTGCCGTTTTTGGCTGCGGTAATCTGCCCTAGATAAGCAGCACCGGCACCGACTCCAATGATATCTAGGTCAGTTGTCGACGATGCTAGTCCGGTCAAGTCAATCAGCAGGGATGTTTTGATAATCCCGCCAACTCTTTGCACGCTTGACTTAAAAACAGTACCCGTGCCGCTAGATATACCTGTGCCTGGAGCGCCGTTTGTAAAGCTCTCAAGATTCAGGACAGCGCCTGACTCGAGTACAAGTTCTGCGCCTCCCTGTTCAAAATGGATAAGTGTATTCGCCATTTGTTAATCCAATGCGGTTGCAGAATTTACAACGGTCGAGCCTTGAGTAACAGGTACGTTTGTTGGGTTGTACTGTATCGCCAATACGCTATCGAAAGGAGCATCAGCGGTCACGTGGAAAACTTGCGCTTCGATATAACGCTTATCAACTTTAGGCACATCCAGAATAACCAGCTTGTCGTCATAAGTAGCAGCGCCAGCCGTTCCTGTAGGGAAGTCGGTCAACAGCGTCATGGTTGCTGTGTCATTGGTATCAGATACGCCAGCTTTTAGCGATACAACAGAGGTATCAAGCACATTGCCGAACTCAGCGATAAACATTACTGATTGGTAGCCTGACATATCAAGAATCGTTGCCTTTGTTGGGGTAGCACTAGCAGAACCAGCGCCTCCTGCATTTATGCGCACGATATTAGCGTTTTTTAATAATCCAGCCATTTTCAAATCTCCTTAAGATACAGCGATTTTCAGTTTTCTGATTGCTTCAGGCAACACAACAGCAGATCCGGAACGCTTGCGGGCACGGAAAATTACCAGGCCGTTATCTGCTTCGGTCGTAAAGTCTGTCTGGAAACTAATGCCGATCCGGTCAACAATTTTGTAACCTCTGCGGAAATCGCCATAAATAACTGGATAAGTACCAGCAGCGATGTCTGGCATGTCAGCCATTTCAACGTAAGGCACGCCTAGAATAGTGTTAGGTGCAGCATTGGCGATGCCTGGAGTCCAAAGATATCCACCCATGCCATCTTTCAGCTTGCGAATTGCGCCGAGTGTAGATCGGTTAAAACCAAGCACGGCACCAGCCGAATAACCTGTTTTAAGAGCGTGTATCAAATCCATTAAGCCGTCCGCAGTAATCGCAGCAGCTTCACCAGATGCAGTGTAGTTAATTGAGCCATTAGTCAGCACGCCTTCACCCTGGTTGCTTGCGTTAGTTCCGCTAATGTATTCAGCACCTTCTTTAACAGCGAACTGTTCGGTAGCATCTTCGCGCAGTTCAGCTAAAAGGTCATAGCCGCTATCTTCAAGCATTTGCTGTGATACTGCTATGCGAGCGTACATTTCAGGGGCTTTTATCTCGATCATGCCATAGGTTGGGTCGCCAGTATTAGTGCGGGTAGCAATTTCACCAATACGCGATGCAGATCCGCTTGCTGTTTTTCTTGGCTGTTTGAGACTGTCACCACCGATTACGCGCACAGTTGCAATGGCACGCATTGGAGTAGTTTCAATCAAGTTTTTGATAATTGCCGCTTCCATTTCAGGAGGTGCAAGCAAGTAACCAGCGCTAACGTCATCAGCTTTAACGATGCTATTGGCGTACTTATTGATGGTTTCAACGTCATTTCGGTCACGATCTTGGGGAGATCTGCGCATTACGCGATCAAATGCTTTAGTAACGGCGGCAAAATCTTGCTTAGTTACGCCAGCAGCTGGACGATTAATCAGCTCTTCGATTCTTTCTAACTGATCTTGAGTGGCTTTGGCTTGCTGTTCTGCAAGTACCAATTTTTGATTTACATCTTCGAGACGGTCAAGCGCCTTAGAAGCATTGTTAATCTTTGCTTCTAACAGTGCGTCACGTTGTTTTAAGTTTTCGTCATTTGCTGATTTGAATTCGTTGAAAGCGTGCATTAACACGTCAACAGGATCTTTCTCCGCCATTTTTTACCTCGTTAGTGATTTTGTCTAAAAATTCGGCCAATTTTAAAGCCGCTTCTTTCTGACTATCACCGTCGCGGTAATCGTAGTCTGATTGCATAAGCGCTATTATGCGCTTAGCTTGAGTTTGTGAAAAGCCTTCTACATCACGCAAAACCCTCTCCACATCCCTTATATGCGGAGTGTTGCATACGTCTTCCGCAATGTCAATAGGTAAATGCAAATAATGATTCAATATGTTGCTTTTTGCAAAATTTTCTTTTCTCTTCGCTGGAATAACGTTATCAGCAAAGCCAGCATCAACGGCAGCAGCACCTTTAAACCATGTCTCGTCAGCCACCCATTTTTCTAGCTTGTCTCGTGATTTTCCTGTCCTAGCCGCATAAATGTCAATGATACCAGACTCAAGCGAATCTAATACTTCCGCTTCTTTGCGCATCGAGTTCGCATCGCCCATAGCCATAGACCACGGCTTATGCACCATGATATGTGATCCCTCGGTAATGCTGATTGTGTCGCCAGCCATCGCAATGACACTAGCTATACTAGCCGCTATGCCATCGATAACTACATTAACTTTAGCCGGATGATTAACCAATGAATTATAAATTGCTTGACCTTCAAAGACAGATCCGCCGCCTGAATTTATTCGCGCTGTAATCTCTGTTACTTTTAGAGATTTTAACTCTCGCGCAAATTCATCAGCGCCTATCCCGTCCCCCCACCCACCGATGTCGCCATACACAAAAACCTCTGCCATGTCGTCATTGACTTTATTAACGCGCAAAGACCCAAAACCCATTTTATTCACTTGTTTTGTTGTCATTTAGTAACTGGCTCCCAGGTTCAATATAATATTCGTCGCCGCCATCATACGGATTCATATCCTCAAGCGCTAAAATTTGGTTCGGGCTAAAGGCTTTCATTCTGTACATCTTGTCATAAAACTCTGCACGATCTTTAGCAGCGCCGCGCATTAGAGCGTTTGCATTAAATTTAGAGTAGTACCCTTGCTCTAAATCCTGTTCAGAAAGCAGGTTATTATCAATACTTTGCTCAATCCTTGCATACCAAGGTGTCAGTGTATGTATAACATGCGCCAAAAACATTTGCTCAGCACTGGCATATGTAGCCGCCTTGTCAGCTTGCCCTATCATGATAGGCATTACCCTGAAAGCGCGGCAAATTTCTTCTATCTGGAATCGTCTATTCTCGATTGTTTGAGCATCAGCACCGGACATGCTGATAGGAGTAAATTTTGCGCCACGATCAACAACAAGCGGTTTATGACGGTTTGATCCACCTATGCGCGCCTCAATCCATTGCATTAAATCGGTGGCTTGTTTTTGGTTTAATGCGCCATCTACAGAGTAAATGCCGGATGTTTGTACGCCACTGGCATGCAGTTTGTTCTGTGACTCTTCGATATTGATGGCAAGTCCGATGGCTTCACGGGCATATTTAACAGCTTCCATGCCGATGTAAGTACTCCAACTCGGACCCTTAACATGCCACATCATATCAGCAGGAATCGTTCTTTGTTCGCCGTCAATCGTAACTTTATACTGTAAATTTCGCTTTTGATCGACTTCTACAATTACAGTCCCAGGCTCGAAAGGTACTAAAGATAATATTTTCCCTCGGCTTCTATTTTTAAACGCATAGAAATTACCAAGCAATCCAGCCTGGAAAATCATGTTTTCTCGGAATTCAAATGAAGTTTGCCAGGTATTAGGCTTGCGTGATATTATTTTGTAGAGTGGATGCTCTTTTGCTACTTCGTGCGCATCTTCGCCAACTGTTTTATATAGTTTTAACGGTACCTGTGAGACTCCCTCAGCAATTACCCTAAGACAACTAAAGACAGTGGTAACAGCGAGCGCCTTGTCAACTGTGACATTAACACCGGATGAAGATGGGGTCAAAAAGCCTTCTAAGCCGTTAAAAGTCACTAAATTGCTTCTATTCTGTGTTTTTTGACCGAAAATTGCACCCGCTATGCTCATTCAGTGCCTTTTTTGACGTGATTAAGACCTATTAACACACCTATGACCATAATTATAGCACCGCAAATAGCATAAGATACCCACGGCTCATACAAATATAGGCCATATGCCAGCGACATAAAGCCAAGTATTATCGATAAATCGCTAATTGACTTCATTCAATTTCCCAGAAAGATTTGCCAATAGCTTCAGGATTTAGGCTCATAAGTTGCACGGCGTTAAATAATGCCATTAATGGATCAATCTTCGCAAATCCGCTTGCCTGTTTAGTTATCATTACAGCATTCCCGCTCGGTACAATTTTAGCATTCCCGCAGCACCATGACATTATTGGTTGATCGGCGTGCCACATAGCCCCCTCGGCAAGTTTGCGCTCACACGTCTTGATTGCGCCGCATAGTTTCCAGCCTTGTGATATACCTATAATCTTATCCTCTGGAATCTCATGCTCTTCAAGCGCTTCCAATATGCCGCCAAGCCCATGAGGATCGACGCCAATTTGATCTAATTTACCAGTATCATACACGACTTTGCATATTTGCGCTACTTCTAACACATCATCGCCTATTCTGTCAACTAAAATCAAATCTTTCTGCTTAGAAAAATCCTTAAATCTTTCCGCTTCCGATTTTCTGCGGCTCATAACAGATGGATGCGCCCACGATTTACACAATGATATCCACTCTTTAGTAACAGTATCACGCCCAACAATAGCCAAGCCCATCAAATCATCGAGACCACCGCCATCAATGCCAATGTCAAATACTTCGCATCTTGCAAGCATAGATTCGAAAGTAATGGTTTCATCGGTTTGCTGTTCCCAGTAGTCAGCACCTGCCCATCGGTCGCTGCGGAGGTTTAATCCGATCTCAATGTTGGCGTGCTTAGCCAGAAAACCTCTTAGAGATCCATCGCCAGCAGCATCAGCCTTTTTGTACTCTCTCTCCAAAAATGCCTGGTCAACTGAATAACCTATGTTCGGGTTAGTCATCCACATATTTTCTAGCTTCAAACATTCGCCAGACTCAACCATGTCTCGGGGGAATTCAAAAATCACAGGCAAAAATGCAGGGTCTACTATCTTGCCATCCCTAACATCTCTCGCATAATCAAGCTTTTGCTTAAAAACACCAGAAGGGCTTTCGTCGCTCTGAGTCGTTAGATAAACTATAAACCCCTCGGGCCTGGATGCCAGTCCGCCAAACGCCTCACGGAACATATTTTCCGAATTCGCCATTTTGCCGAACAAGTGCAATTCATCTACTAAAATACCGACAGACTTCAGGCCTCCTACAGTATTGCTCTCAGCAGCTAAAACCTTAAGATTAGCGTTTGTGGTTCTGTGCGTGATAGTTTTAATATGGTTTTGCACCTGCATAAGGTCGCTTAATTCATCATCCTTAGCAACCATGTCACGAGCGGGAGAATAGCTATTATCAGCAACTTGGATGGTGGGACTTAATATAACGAACTGTGCTGATTGCCGCCAGTTCAAAATCAAAGAAGTTAACATCAAAGCACCAGCAACAGTACTTTTAGAGTTTTTCTTGCTTATAAGTACAAATACTTCTTTTATCAGTCTCTGTCCAGTTTCCTTATCATAACTCCCGAATAGAGCGCAAGCCAGATCCTTTACCCAAGGGGCACAAGCCTCACCAATAGTAGGAGATCCAGCGGCATCAACTATGCGCAACTCACTCATTACCGCCCACGCTTCTTCTGCTACGTCCGGGAATATGGGAGGGGGTATTATAGATTTGCCAGTGCGGATTCTATCTTCCCAATCTGGTGTAGCCGTTGACCATTCAGGAGTCATAAAATTACTTAGCTATCCTCAAAGGTGCAGCAGATGGAGCAAACTTTCCTTTGGTTGACGCTTTGATTGCTTTTTCTTCTTGTATTTCTTTTTTACCAAGCGTTGAGCCAGCAGATCTTTTTATTCCCTCGCCATGCACAAGCTTAAAAATATTTAGTATCTCAGATCTGCATTTATTTCCAACAGCAAGCCACGGAGAAGCGACAGGAAAACCATTTGGAGATGCCACAAGCTCACCATGTGTTTTTACCATTAAATCTGCGTGCTCTTTTCTTTCCCACAACATACAATACTCATCAAATAAATGACTCCCGTTTTTCTCTATAAATTTAATCCATGCCTCATCTCTTTTAAGTTGATCTTCCATTATTTATAATCTCACTCGCTTTTTTTACGTTAAAAAATTCAGATTTAACACCAGCACCCAGACTATCAAATTCTGCCCGCCTTATGCTAGGTTTATCGCCAAATCCTTCGCCTGGTTTCTGGATCTGAAATATATCAGACACCAAATCAGAAAATGATTCATACATATCCTTGTCATCACAGACCCAAAAATTTTCCATACGTTTATTCTGGTTTAAGTTCATCGACGTTTGTATTACAACATTCCATTCATCATTTTTAATCAAAACAAATTTGCAATGTGATGCTGTTGTCCTAATACAATCATCTCCAAACGTCTCGCGCAATTGCGCGCAGAATTTAGGCTGCCTAGTCTCGAAAGAATAATCAACAATCCATTGCGCGGATAATACTTTGTTTCTTTCTAAAAAGTTTTGTATTCTACTCAAATCAGCAGATGCCGCCGTCCATGTAGCAACAACAACATGAGCCGGTCCGGTAATTTCTAGCGCAGCCTCAATAATATCAACAATGGAAAATTGACCTTTATTAAATCCAAAAACTTCCATTCCTTTACCAAAACCAGATATAGCAGCAGCAGCACCCTCACCATTAAATGATCTTGTCATAGCTCTTTTTCGAGCAGGCCGAACAACTGAAAATTGATCCTTCATTTTTTTTTCTCCCAAGAATTTTTTAGTCTTTTCATAAAACATATATTTTTCAGGAATATACTTGCTATCGTCTGACTTTTCCAATCTTAACCACGTGCGCAAATTACATCCTATTATGTCCGCGCACTGTTGCTGAGTTAGTCCAATTTTGACCCGATAGAAGCATATATCCATAATTCACATTATACGACAATTTGTCGCATGTGTCAAAAATAGTGTTTTTTAGGATTCGAGAAAAAGAGCTATGACAAGATCATTTAATGGTGAGGGTGCTGCTGCTGCTATATCTGGTTTTGGTAAAGGAATGGA